TTCCTGAGCAATTGCAAATCGAGCTCGGCGGCCGACACGGCCGCGCGCGATAGCGCTGTCGTCTGCAGCATCGCACTGCAATGCGGCGCCGACCTCGACGTCATCCGCAAGGCGCTCTGCCGCGACGCACAGGGGCGCCCGTCCGGCCCGCTCGGCGCCACGCTCGACCTCGTCGCCGATCAGGAAAATTAGACCATGACGGTGCTGCGGTCCCTTCTCGGCCAACGCTTCGGCGCCCTTACCGTGTTGGCAAGAGCGCCGCAAAACACGCGTTCGAACCGCGTGCGCTGGGTCTGCTCTTGCGCATGTGGACGCCAGACAGTCGTCACTGGATGCCATCTTGTTTCGGGGCATACCCGTTCCTGTGGGTGCCTGCGCCGTCGCGCCCGTTTTTTCAAAGATTGCATTGGCCAGCGGTTCGGTCGCCTCGTCGTTTTGCAACGCGTAGGCAACAACAAAGACAAACGCGCAATCTGGCTTTGCCTATGTGACTGCGGCAACAAGATCGTCTCAAGCCGCAAAGTCCTTGCTACGGGAAATACTAAGTCTTGCGGCTGTCTTCGAAGTGAGATGACGCGCAAACGAAATTCGACACATGGAATGTCGAAAACATCCACTTATAAAAGCTATCAAGCCGCAAAAGACCGCTGCACCAATCCAAATAGTCCGCATTTTGCCGACTACGGCGGACGAGGCATTGAATTTCGCTTACCTGAGTTTGTGTTGTTTTTTGCTGCGCTAGGACCCTGCCCACCAGGGCAGACGCTCGAACGCATCAACAATAACGGTCACTACGAACTCGGCAATGTGAAATGGGCGACGCGCCGCGAACAAGCAAACAACAGGCGCAGTAACCGCAAGCACAAAAACCGAATATCGATCGCCCCTCGGCGAACGCAAACTGTCACCGAGTCGGCGACGGAGTTCAACGTTTCGCTCGCGGCCGTGCAAGCGCTCCAGGCTCGCATCAGGGCGAGTCAAGGAGCCGCGCCATGATTCGCCGCCCCGAACAGCAAGTTCAGAAAGCCGTGCTCAGTCACCTCGCTTGGCGCGCGGTGCCCGGTACGTGGTGGGCCCACTATCCTGCCGGCGGCTGGCGCTCGCCGATCGAGGCGGCGATCTTCAAGTCGCTCGGCGTTGTCGCCGGCGTTCCCGACATCCTGATTGTTCACTGCGGTCAGCTTTATGCGCTTGAACTAAAAGCCGGGGCCGGTCGCCTGACCGACGTCCAGTCGGACACCCATGCAGCGATGAAACGCGCCGGCGCGATCGTCGCCACGGCACGCGGGCTCGACGACGCGCTCGGACAGCTCGTGCTGTGGGGCCTCATTCGCCCTGAAGCCTCAACTCAAACCGCAAACGCCTTCGCCGGGCTTTCGCCAGGACGTGGCGGAGCGTGCACGGGCGCGCGGGAGGTCGCGATGAAGATCATTGGCGCTGACGAACGGCTCGCGGAGAAACGCGGAGCGAAGATCTTGATCACTGGCCCGACCGGCGTCGGCAAGACGTCGCTGCTGCGCACGCTCGATCCGAAGACCACGCTGTTTATCGATGCCGAGGCGGGCGACCTGTCGGTGCGTGACGTGGCGGTCGATACCATCCGCGTCGACGACTGGCGTACCGCTGTCGACCTCGCCTGCCGGATCGGCGGGCCAAACCCATCCTTCGGACCGGCCAGCGCCTATTCGCAGGCGCACTACGAAGCGGCTGGCGGCGCGCTGCCAGGCCTTGACCGCTACCACACAATTTTCGTCGACAGCCTTAGCGAGTTATCGCGCGTCTCGTTCCGCCACGCCGAGCAGCAGCCGGAAGCGACGTCCGCCCGCACCGGCGCCAAAGACACGCGCAGCGCCTACGGACTGCACGGCCGACAAATGATCCATTGGCTTCAACAGCTGCAGCACGCGCGCAGCAAGAACGTCATCTTCGTCGCCGTACTCGAGCGGGTTGCCGACGAGTTCAATCGCTTCATCGAATGGCGGCCGCAGCTCGAAGGCGGCAAGACCGGCCGTGAGATTCCCGGCATCGTCGATCAAGTCGTCACCATGAACTGGGTCGATTTCGGCGATGGCAAACCGGTGCGTGCCTTCGTGTGCACGGCGCCGAACGTGTGGGGCTACCCGGGCAAGGATCGCAGCGGGCGTCTCGAGCAATTCGAAGAGCCCAACCTCGGCAAGCTCATCGCCAAACTCATTCCGGTCAGGGCAGCGCCGGAAAAAGCTGCCTAAAACAGAGGAGGCAAAAATGCCTTACGACTACTCCAGTGCTCCACCACCGCGCGATCTCGAGATCATCCCCGCCGGCACCGTCGCCAGCGTGCAGCTGCGCATCCGCCCCGGCAATGCCGGCGAAGGCGGCCTGCTCACGCGCTCCAAGGACGGCGCGTGTGAGATGCTGAACCTTGAGTTTGTGCTCGTCGACGGGCCCTACGCGCGGCGCAAGTTCTGGAGCAATTTCGTGCTCGCGGGCACGACCGCCGGACATGCCCAGGCGGCGGAGATCAGCCGCGGTACGCTGCGCCGCATTCTCGAGTCGTCGCGCAACATTCATCCCGACGACATGAGCGACCAGGCGCGCGCGCGCCGCACGGCCGATCTCAAGGACTTCGACAATATCGTGTTCGTCGCCCGCATCGGCATCGAGAAGGGCGAGCCGAAGAAGGACGGCTCGGGCGAGAACTATGCGGATAAGAACGTCATCGCCAGCGTCATCACGCCGGACAAGAAGGAGTGGCGTCCGGTCGAGCAATCGCCGCCGTTTAATGGTGGCGGCGGCGCCAGCGCCGGCACGACCGCTACGCCTACTACGCCTGCGGCACCCGCAACGCCTGCAGCAGGCGTTCCGAAGCCGGCCTGGGGTGACAAACAGCCATGACCAGGCAGCGGGCACGCAAGGTCGGACTGATCACGCAATCTGCGATCGAAGACGTCTGGCAGAGAAAAGCCACCGAGGTCGCCATCGCCGCGGCGCGCGGGGTCGTCAAAGCTGACGGCCCCATTCCGCCGCTCACTCCGATCGGACGACTGAGCGATACGGAATGGGGCTGGATCGTTGCCGCGATCCTATTCGGCTCGATCCGCACCCGCGCGGAGCAGGCGGCCGCTGAACAGCTCGACACTGAGCAGACCATCCGGCTGACCGGCCTCGACCCCGATCCATGGGACGCCGGCGCCGTCGCGGTGATCCTGCCCGAGCTCGCCAATACGCCCGGTATCGACTGGTCGAAGCCGCTTGCCGAGTGGCCACGCGAGACCATGGTCGAATTCCTGACCGCAGCGCTCGCGCTCATACGCAAGGCCGTGATCGCCCGTAACCTCAGCGACAAAGGCATCACCCGGCAATCGAGCGCAAACATGATCGCGCGCCAGGCCAACGCCGCCGCCGGCGGACCGCTCATGACGCCCGAAGAATGGGACGACTCCATTGGATTTTGACTATGGCTATGAACTTCAACCGCGCCAGCCTGGCGCTCGAAGCCGTGAACGTCGCTGTGAACGACGCGATCGAACGTGCGGCCGCGACCAAGGCCGAGCTGCCGCGTCCCTATCTCGGCGCCAGCATCGTTGGCGATGACTGTTTGCGCAAGGTGCAATTCGATTGGTGGTGCAAGCCCACACTGTCCGCCCGCGTGCGCGATATCTTCGCGCGCGGGTACTATTTCGAGGACGTCGCGCGCCAGTATCTGATCACCGCCGGCTTCAAGTTCGCGCCGTCCGAGGCGCTGGCATTCTCCGCCGTGGGCGGGTGCTTGCGCGGCCACGCCGACGGCATCATCATCGCCGGACCCAACCCGCTCAACGGCGCTTATTTCAACTATCCATTCCTGTGGGAGCATAAAGCGGTCAACGCGAAGAACTGGCGCGCGATCGAGCGCGACGGGCTCGAAAAAGCATTCCCGAAATACGCCGCGCAAACTGCGCTATACCAAGCTTATCTCGACAAGACTAACCCGGCGCTGTTCACGATCACCAACGCCGACACTTGCGAGCGGCTGCACTTCTGGGTGCCGTTCTCGGCAGAGCGCGCGCAGGAATGGAGCGACCGTGCCGCCTTCATCATCGAGGCGACCCGCGCCAGCGAGCTGCTGCCGCGTGCCTACGACGATCCGCAGGACTGGCGCTGCCGAATTTGTCCCCACAACGAGCGGTGCTGGCGATGATTGCGGACGATCCCATCGTCGCAAAGAGGATTGCGGATTGCGTTCGCCAGCTGTCGTCGCCGAATGACGGTGAGATTATTGCGGCTGGGCGCGCTCTACAGCGCACGCTGAAAGCCAACGGCCTCGATATCCACGCCGTAGCGGACCCGCTCGAGGCGCCGAACGGCAAGCATATTCCCGAGGAGGAGATGCAACGGCTCTGGGATGCCGCCTACGCGCGCGGCGTGCAGGATACGGAGAATCGGCAGCACGGCGTCGACGACTTCATCGGCACCGACGGGAAGCCAACCTGGGAAGCGGTCGCGCTATTCCTCCAGCGCAACAAGAACCGTCTCGATCCGAAGCTTATCGACGACATGGCGGCGCGCACCGCGTGGGGCCACGAGCCGACGGAGCGCCAGCACAGGTATCTGCATTCGCTGTTCTACAAACTCGGAGGCAAGATCACATGAGCGCGCAAGTCGACGAGGCGACGGTCCGGCAATTTGTGCAGATGCACCATCACTACGCGGAGAGTGCGATCAACTCCGGCGCCGATCCCGGGCTATTGCAGCTGGTTCGTATTCATCCTGACGACGAAAGCATTTCGGTCAGCCGCTTTGCGCTGGGCAATATCGAGCGCATGGCAGCGGACGCGATCGCTGCCGCCAACGCCGGACATAACGTCTATGTCGAGGGCCGCACCGTGCGGAAAGAATTGCGCGGCAATAAGCGCGGTGGCCTTGAGGATACCCTATGGGTGTTCGCGCTCGTCGCCGACTGCGACGCCGACAAGGGCAAGGCCGGCAACATCACCGTCACCCCGACATTCGTGGTCGCGACCTCGCCCGGGAACAGGCACTGCTGGTTCGTCCTCGCCCATGCCGTCACGGCCACGCACGGAAAGGCGATCGGCGATGTCATGCGGGCGAGCTTCGGCGCCGATCAGGACACCGGCGTCGTGACCCAGTGCTACCGGCTGGCCGGCACGCCGAATTTCCCCTCCCGGGCCAAGCGCGCGCGCGGACGCACCGTGGTCGAGCCGACAGCGATCGCGCTCGAGCCGCCCGATCGACCGTGGGAGGATACTGAGCTCCTCGCCCACATCGCGGTGCCGGTACTCGATCAGCAACCGCCCAACCCGGGGGCGAGCGAGCAGTCGGGCAGCGCCGCTCCAGCGCAACCCGCGGACGGCCCCGCCGAGACGCCATCTTCAGACCGCATCGCCGACGCGGAAGCGACGCTTCCGGACGACCTGCTGGAGATCATCCGGAACGGCGCCGCCCCGGGCGTCGATCGCTCGGAACTGTTCCACAAGGTGATCGCCAACCTCGAGCGTCGTAATTGGACCACCGACGCTATTGTCGAGCTGTTCGAGCGCTATCCGGATGGTATCGCCGAGAAGTATCGCGGACGTATCCGCCAGGAGGTCGAGCGGTCCTATGGCAAGATCGCAGCCGGGACAGTGCCCGCGGCCGGCGCAGCACCCGCGGCTGGCACAAGCCCGCCAGGGGTAGCTGGC